CGGTGGCGAGATCCAGATCCTCGCCAATAACGACGCAGCAGATCCGGATAACCCTCAGAATGACACAAGCGCCAAATGGATGGCGATCCTCGAAGATGGCACGCTGGTGGCTCCGGGCACAGCTGGGACATTGAAGTGGGACTACGTCGGCAGCACGATTACCCTATGCAAAACCATTACCACGCAGGCAAACGCATCAAGAAGCACAGAGTTCAAGAACCTCGCAAAGGCTGCTGACGTTGCAACAGTCCCGGAGATTCTGAAGGCGCTCGGCCTTTACCCAGCAGATACAGGAGACCATGGTGGTGACTACTTCTATATGAACAACGGGGCCGGATTGGAGCGGCTCGCGTCTCGTGGCGGCTGCTGGAGCGGCACGTCGTACGCTGGTGTGTTCTCCTTGCTCGGCTACTACCCTCGGTCGCTCGTCGGCGCGAGCCTCGGCTTCCGCTCCGCTTACATTCCGGGGATCTGAGATCTGCCAATCTGAAAATCTGACAGGGGCGTCCCACCAAAGGACGCCCTTCCATATTTGAGGTGAACACATGGCCGATTTTATACTACAACAGCGAATAAACCGCATGATCCTGAAATCGACGCCCCGCATCATGAACATGAAAAAGCCCGAGAAGTTCGTCCTCGGTGCTGCGATCCGAGAAAGCGAATACAAGATCCTGCGGCTCACTATACTCGGGAACAAGACAAGAGACAGCAAAAGACCGTACCAGATGGAGATCGACGCAGAGCTCGAAGTTCTACGGGCCTATATTGATATAGCAGTCGCACCAGAGGCACGGCTTATTTCCACAGGTGTGCATGAGGAATGGTCGAAGGAGATCAACGAGATCGGCCGGCTCCTCGGCAAGTGGATAAAATCCACTAAATAGCACCTGCGGGGGATGCGCCGAATAAAATCGAGCGGCTCGCGTATCGTGGCGGCAACTGGAACAACACGTCGAACGCTGGTGTGTTCTCCATGAACGGCAACAACCCTCGGTCGAACGTCAACACGAACATCGGCTTCCGCTCCGCTCTGGCCTGAATGTTAGAAGCCTATCGCTCAAGGGCGAAGGACAACGCCAAGGTCAAAGGGGCGCATCTCCCTACCTCTTGAGAATACAAGGGGCAAAAGATTAAATTGCCATGAAGGCAGGCGCGCCGGGAGACCGGGCTCGGAAGCTACCAACCCAAAAGCAGCCTCCGGGCATTGTCACGCATGGCGTCATATTGTGAGGGAGACAAATGGCAAAAATATCGAACATTTACAAAGACATTTACAGCTGGGATAACCTTTACAACGCATACAGAGAGGCAGCTCGCGGCAAGTGGTTCAGGGATGACGTGGCGCGCTTTACTGCGCACCTCGAGGAGAACCTGATCCAGCTTCAGAATGAGCTTATGTGGCACACCTACAAGGTCGGCCGGTACCGCGAGTTCTATGTCTACGAGCCCAAAAAGCGCCTGATCATGGCGCTACAATTCAGGGATCGCGTCGTTCAGTGGGCTATATACCGGCAAATCAATCACATATTTGACAAGCAATTCATTTATGACTCTTATGGCTGCCGGGAGGGCAAGGGAACCCACCGAGCAGCTGACCGCCTTCAATACTGGATGCGGGCAGTCGACAGAAAGCCGGGCGAATGGTATTACCTGAAGCTCGACATCAGCAAATATTTTTACCGTGTAGATCACCGGACACTCATGGACATCCTGCGCCGAAAGATTGACGACGAGGATCTCCTCTGGCTGCTCGGTACGATCATTAACTGCGAACACACGGCCTTCGGCCTGCCGCTGGGCCTGAGCCCTGACGAATGTGACAAGGCTGACAGGCTCATGGAGGTCGGGATGCCGATCGGCAACCTGACGAGCCAACTGTTCGCAAATATCTACCTCAACGAGCTCGACCAATTTGCGAAGCACGAGCTCCGGCTCCGGTATTATATCAGGTACATGGATGACGTGATCATCCTGCACCCCGACAAGAAATATCTGCACGAGGTAAAGGACAGGATCGAGGTATTCCTCAACGAGGAGCTCAGACTTCACCTGAACAACAAGACGGCCATCCGGAAAGTAAAGACCGGCATCGAGTTCGTCGGCTTCAGGATATTTCCGACGCATCGGAAATACAAGAAGAAATCGCTGCGCAAGCTCATGAGCCGCCTCAAATATGTGGCCAAGGAGTACGCAGCTGGCCGCATGAGCCTCGAGAAGGTAAATGCCACAGTCCAGTCCTATTATGGAGCCATGCAGCACTTCAACAGCTACGGCCTGCGCCGTAAATTGTCACAAACTGTGGTGTTCAAAAGAACAACACCAGAAATGGAGGGATCCGACGATGCACAAAACTGAAGGAGGTGGCAGCCTATGGCCGACATAAGCACAGTCATCGCGGTCGTGGGCTGCGCTCTATCTCTCGCCGGCTTCTACATAGGCCGAGCGACAGCTCACAGAACCGAGGGAAAGGAGGCCGGCAGTCTGGCGACTGACTTGAAATACATCAAGGAAAGCGTCGAACGTATCGAGACACGCCTGAACGATGACGTCAAGCGCCTCGAGGGCAGGATCGACGAGCTCAGCAACCAGCTGGTCACTATTGCAGGAACAGCAGCCAAGGGCTACGAGTCCGCGAAGATGGAACACAACCGGCTCAACGAGCACCTCGAAAGAGACCACGGGCAAACCGTTGTCAGGACACGAAGTTCATCAAACGATTAAAAGGAGGAAATGAGAATGAACGACATTACCCCAATAGTCAACGCGGTGATCGCTATCATCGCAGCAGTGGCCACGGCCTTTTTGGTTCCGTGGATCAAAAGCAAGACCACAGAACAACAGCGCAAAGAGATCGGCGCATGGGTGAAGATCGCAGTCGCAGCAGCCGAGCAGCTCTACAAGGGCGCAGGCCGTGGAGCTGAGAAAAAGGCATACGTCCTCGAGTTCCTGAAGAAAAACGGCTTCACCATCGACATGGATGCCATTGACGCCATGATCGAGGCGGCCGTTCAGCAGCTCAACAGTGAGGTCGGCCTTATTATTGAGTAACGGAGGCGAACGACATGAGCAGGAAGCGCAAAGGCGCAAGGAAAAAGAAGATTGAGTTCTCCAAGGTCATATTCGTCGGAATATCAGCGGTCACCATATCGGTGGCCGTTTTTGCTTGCGTTATGATCTGGAGAACCGGGGATCTCTCCCCTCTGGCCTACCTGATCCCCTCTGTATTTGCAGAGCTGGCGACAGCCACCGGCTTCTATTACCGGAAAGCTCAAAAAGAGAACGAGATCAAGCTGCCGAAGTATATGGAAAACGCGGCCAGCGGTGAGGAGTTAAGTGATGAAAGCATCCAATGAAAAGGAGGGATAGGCATGGATGAAATTAAGTTCACAGAGGAAAAGGATTTAACCCCTGAAGCTCTCGATGAATTATCAAACGGGAAAGGAGACGATGATGATGAGCAATAGCCCATTAGTCAGCTATACCAGAATATCGCCCAACAAGACAAGCCCGAGGAAGCACGCGATCGACACTATAACGATCCACTGCGTCGTCGGTCAATGCTCAGTCGAGACACTCGGAGATATTTTTGCAGCACCAAGTCGGCAGGCCAGCTCCAATTATGGAATAGGCCCCGACGGCCGGATCGGGATGTATGTCGAGGAGAAAGATCGCTCATGGTGTACCTCCTCCAGCTCCAACGATAACCGGGCGATCACGATCGAGGTGGCCAGCGATACAACACACCCCTATGCAGTCACAGACAAGGCTCTTGCTGCATTGATCGAGCTCTGCACTGACATATGCAAGAGGAACGGGATCAAGAAGCTCCTTTGGAAGGGTGACAAGAGCCTGATCGGTCAGGTCGACAAGCAGAACATGACCGTCCACCGCTGGTTCGCAAACAAGTCATGTCCCGGCGACTATCTGTACGAAAGGCACGGATATATTGCGGACGAGGTAAACAAAAGACTCAGGGCAGCTGCTTCGCCTTCCACAGGATCCGGCACTCTGTACTATGTGCAGACCGGAGCCTTCGGGAATAAAGCGAACGCTGACGCGCAGCTCGCGAAAGTAAAAGCCGCCGGCTTCGATGCTATCATGAAGCAGTCCGGGAACCTTTACCGGGTGCAAGTCGGGGCATATTCTCAGAAAGCAAACGCCGACGCCATGGCTGCAAAGCTAAAGGCTGCCGGCTTCGACACCTATGTCACAACAACCGGCGGCACTCAGGTGGCTGCTGGAACCGCACCAGCACCGGCCAAGAAGATCGAGGTCGGCAGCAAGGTCAAGATCAAGAGCAGCGCCACCAATTACAGTACCGGCCAGAAGATCCCCGACTGGGTGAAGGCCAATACCTACACCGTGCAGCAGCTCGGAACAGGCAAGGCTCTCCTGAAGGAGATCGTCAGCTGGGTGAATACTTCAGACCTGACGCTCGTCTAATAACAACACACAAAAACCCGCTCTCCGGATGTCCTCCGAAGGGCGGGCTTTTTTATTTTTATATCGCGCCAGCTCTATGCTGCCGGCAGCTTCATAACTAACACGAACACTGACTCCAAGACATAGATCTGCGTGTTCGAGTACGCGTTCTTTGGTGGAGCAAAGGACGCCAAAGTCGAACACTCTGGAGCCCCTGATTTATCGCAGTTTTCAACGATCGACCTCGTGACTGTACTCTGCGGCCCGGTGTAATTATATGCGATCCTGATCTCGTCGTCGTACAGGTAGACAGCATTGACAAAAGCGTCGATGACTGTCCTCTGGTAGTCCTCGTCTGTATAGTCACCGCCTCGGAACTTCTCAAGCCAGAAAATGACCTGATCCCTCTCAATGCGCGGCTTCTTTATCTGCTCTCTGGATATTCCGACAATGAGGTCGTCCCTCTGAGCTTCCAGTTCCATGAGCCTCTCCTTCGTGGTCGGTGTGATGATCCCCTGCTCAATGGCCGCCATAATGTTCCGGATGGCCTTCTCTGTCTCTTTGAGCTGCTGCTCCATGGAATAGAGGACGGTGCTCGTCAGCTCACGCTCCTGAAGGGCCATAACAGCGTCGGCGATCTTCTCGATGACATCATCCTGAAGAACCTGCTGCACAGTCTCCCGGACAACCAGCTCCTCGATCCACTTCTTTTTTACTGCCTTTTTATCACATACGCGGCGGCGCTTGTTATTATTGCATTTATAGTAATAGTATACCGTGCCATGCCTGCCGGTTCCGCTCTCTCCGATCATGTTACCGCCACACCTGCCGCAGAACAGCTTCGTCGTCAGCAGGTAGTCCACTTCAGTCCGGGCCATGGCCGGGGCCTTTTTTGTTTTCTCTATCATGGCTTGAACCTCCTCAAAGAGCGCCCGGTCAATAATAGCAGGCACACCGCCCTCAATGCGGATGTCGCGGTATTGATAGACGCCGATATACTTCTCATTTCTCAGCATTTTCCTGAGACTGTTCTTGTTGAATGGATTGCCTCTGGAAGTCTTGAGTCCTCTCTCATTCATTAAGTTTATGATCTGCGTGACATTCATGCCGCTGGCATAAAGCTCGAAGATCTCCTTGACGATCGGAGCAGTGGCGGGATCTATCTCGAAGCGCTGATCAGCTCCGACTTTATACCCGAGGGCTATGCCACCGCCGTTCACTTTACACTTGAGGGCATTATCCTCCAGCCCTCCGATGATGTCCTGCCTCAAGTTCTCTGAATAATATTCAGCATACCCCTCGAGCATTGACTCGAGGAGGATGCCTTCAGGGCCGTCCGGGATCGTCTCTTTTGCATAGACAACCCGGACGCCGTTCTTTT